CATGGCCACGAACGTGGGGGTGGTGGTGTTAAGGAGTAGTGAGCAATGTCAGACACACAGTCTACGTTGGGGATTTTGGCAGTGTTTATTTTGTACGTGTGGTACTGCTGGGGGTCCAGATGAATCTGTTTGAATGGGTGAGGGATTTTGCGGAGGGGTTGATAGCCACACCCCAGACTCCCGTACAGGCCCCGTTTTTGCCCCGCGAAGAGTGTGAGGCCATACCGGCCAGTGAGGTGGAGGATGAGTAACCCTTTCATCGACTACAGCCAGTGGAAAGAATACACACACTGTGAATGGAAATGGTTGGAGAAATATGTTCAACATTATCGTAAGGCTAAAAAGGCTGGGCAGAACGAGGATGCCCTTACGTTGGGTTCGTTGGTCCACGCTGGACTCCAGGAGCTACGTAAGACTGGTAGACCCAGTATCCCAAACGACGCAATTGTTGAATTTGACCCGACACCGGAAGCGTTAGCGTGGGCCCACACATTGCTGCTGGGTTATGTGCAAGCGTACCCACAAGAACAGTTCACACACTACTATACCGAGGAGCCGTTGCGGGCACCCCTCACGGATGGTGTGGATTTACTGGCCAAGATTGATGCGTACTTTCATGTGGACCAACCCACCGAAATGGAGAGCGGGGTAGGGGATCGGTTCACATTAACCCCAGGATGGTGGATACATGAGTATAAAACGAAGGATGCGGGGCGAGATGTTGGTAAGTACGTGCGAGGCTGGCGGGTTAACATGCAAGCCAACTTTCAATTACTTGCATTGGCCCACCATATCGGTGAACGGCCCCAGGGTATTCTCATTAATGTCCTCGAAAAGCCTAAAACTAGCCAACCCAAACGCAAATGTAACGGTTGTGAAGAGAGTATAGAGTTACGTAACTGGATACCCACGGGCGACGGGTTCATGTGCCCGCTTTGCAATTTTGTTAAGACCGACCTGGACACGTCCGACCGGCGCAAGATCAAACGGGTCCCGAGTTACTACCGGCTCATGGTGACACGGACCCAGGACGAATTGACCGTGGCCGAGCGGGAGATATGTGAGGCTGGGCTACGGATGAATGAGCTACGGGCAGGGTCCCCACCCACCCGTGCACTCGAACGTTGTATGGAGTTCAACTGGGAGTGTGATTATTTTGAACCCCACAGTGCGCTGAAAGATGCAAAGGACATGACGGGGTTTGTACAGGTGCAACCGTTTGCGTATATTGATAGATAAGGAGAGTGTATGAAAAAGTTTTTATTTGGTTTGTTTTTCGGTGGGGATGATGTTGCTTCCACCGTGTTTGGGATGCTAGCGGCACGTTTGGATGCGCTACGGCACAAGGCCAAGAGGGAAGCGGCCCAGGCCGAGGCCGACCAACATGCGTTGAATCAGTATGCGTCGGTGCGGGAATTCCAGGCGTTGCGGGCCAGTGTCCAGGCCAAGTTGGCGGAGTTGGATTAGGCCATGGGTACATCACGCGGAATTGCATGTTGGGTGGGTGGGTTTGGGGTACTGATTATCATGGGGTTGTGTTATGCACCCTTGCCTACGGGGGTCCTACTAAGTGGAGGACTACTAACCGCTGCATACTTACTGTGGAAGTGGGACGTATAAAAGGGAGGGACACCGTGACCAAATGCCAACACTGTTCTAATTTTGGGCCTGACTGTGCCTGCGGTACGCCTGCCGGTGTCATGTCCAAGATTAAATACCGGGACCGGAAAATATATGTGGACCCAGAGGGCACGTACCTCCAGGTTCAGGGGGATGGGTGGACTGGGCGCAAGTGGACCCTATCCAAACACATGACAGTATCGGAGCTAGTACAGACTGCGTTTATGGCCTGTCTGGCCTGGGAGGAGCACGAGTGCCGGGAGGAGTTTCGGTACAAAGGGCAGGCTGTGTTTGGGCCACACTTTCATGTTGAGGCGTTGGTGAAGTTGTGTGAGCAAGGGCAGTTGCAGTATCGGGCGGCTGTGCCGCAAGCGGATGGAGTGTCATGAAAGACCGATGTGAAGTGTGTAACGCCTGGATCGTATGGATTGTGTGGCACTTTGGGCATGCTTTTTGCAGCGAAACCTGTGCCACCCTGTACTTCGATGACGTGAGTCGGGAGTCTGGGGTGGAGATATATTGTGAGGGTGTATGAAACTCTGGCTGGATGATATACGGGACCCGGCAGCCTACGGGCGGATCGGGTGGACCTGGGCCAAAACTGCCGATGAGGCGATAGCCTACCTACAGACCGGGGAGGTCCTACAAGCCTCTCTAGACCATGATCTGGCGTGGGAGCATTACCCGTGGAACGACACAGGCCAACCATACACCGAGCGTACAGGGTATGATGTTGTGTGTTGGATGGAGGAGAACAATGTATGGCCTCCTCTCGGAACCACTGTGCACTCCGCAAACCTTGTGGGCCGCGCCCGTATGGAGGCTGTTATCAATAAACATCTTTGCCCTCGTTGTCAGGGCAGTGGTGTTTGTGGGTGTTGTAACGCTAGTTGTGAGTATTGTGCGGGCACTGGTAATGTTTGACACTCTTTGACACTACACCCACACCCACCCCAAAAATATAGTACAATAGTCCCTTGACATCCCACAGCTAATTTGATATAGTGGTTTGTACCCACCCGCCACGTCCTGTGGCACACAACAATAATACAACCCCCGGTGCAGGGCAGTTCACACACCGTAGCAGCGGCTAGTGTGGCGCAGTTTCCTGTTAAATCAAGGCAGCCCGTAAGCTAGCAGCCGGGGGTCCACAACATCCTTTGGAGGGATAGCACCTGTCAGCAGTTACATTAGGAACACTTAAAATACAAAACACCCGGAATCTGTTGGGCCCAGACACGAAACTCTGTGTGCTGATTCATGCCCGACCCAAGATGGGTAAAACCGAACTGGCCAGTTCGCTGGATGCACTGACCAAAAAGTACCGGAAAAAGCCCACACTTATCATTGCGTCCGAGGTGGCAGAGGGTGGAGGGACTATGACCCTCAACCACAAGGACATTGATTATGTCATGCCTTCCACGTTCGGAGAGATGGATAACCTGTTGGCCCAACTGGCCACCAACGACCACTACGGTGGAGTTGTCCTGGACAACGTATCCGATTACGTTACCCGGATTGTTAAGCCTCACGCACTATCTTTCCCAGCAAAAGAAAAGGTCCTCGGAGCACGGACACTTGGTGTGCCCGACCGGTCGGATTATCAAGTTATGGGGGAGTGTGCCCGCCAGCAACTCAACCGGCTTATTAACCTCACGAATGAGAACACCAAACCACAGTACCGCAAGGACGTAGTGGTCACGGCTCTACAGCGAGAAAAGCAGGACGATGATGGGACAGTCACGGCCATCACACCGGACCTGCCAGGAGCATTGGCCGACGCAGTAACCGCACTATTCCAATCCGTCCTAACCATCACCATTACCCAGAAGGTTGTGAAACAACCGGATGGGACCACCCGCCGATACGCGGCCCGTACCCTGTACACTGCGCCAGATGGCCTACGTGTGGCCGGGGACCGAATGAAGATTTTCCCCCACAACTTCCCCCTCACAACAGAGGACGGGGAGCCTGTCGGGCTCGATACGATTTATGAGTTGTGGTTGGCCAACCGGCCCGCCACAGCCTAACCATATTTCTCCGTTAGATTAAGGCCGAAGCGGAGTTGTCGGGTGCTGGCGACCGTATCCCACCAGCAAAAACACACCCACCCTCTGGGTGGGCAATCTCAAGGAGAGAAATAGTCTGTCTGATACATCGTTTGAACACGTGAATTTGAATGAAGTGGACCCGAATGCGGCTACCGTTGGCGTCGGGGACTATACATTCGAGGTGAGTGATGCGGCAATGAAAACGTTTACTTACCAGAAAGGGGAGAATGCGGGGAAAGAGGGCACGCGCTTGGCGTTGGCTCTCACCATCACCGACCATCCCACACTGTCGGGGCGTCGGCTGTTTGAGAGTTTGTTTCCGGGTAAGGGTACCGAGAAACAATGCCGTCGCATTATGGATGTGACCGGTATTGTGCAAACCGACAGCTTTGCACAGTGGTTGACGGATCTGAAGGAAGCCAAGGCTCGTTTTAACGCGCCGGTTATTCTGAAGGATCAGAAAAACCAGGACGGGACGGTGAGTCCGAAGCCGACCGTTAATTTGTGGGAAGTTTCGCCTGCTTCCTAGTGTAGTAGCCCCGTGAGGGGTTGTTGTACATGGCATGGTGGGGTGCCAGATAAATCCCCACCAGCATACGCCTCAGTAACTCAGTTGGCAGAGTACCGCACTTGTAATGCGGAGGTCAAGTGTTCGATCCACTTCTGGGGCTCCATCCTTTTTATGCCTTATAAAGATCCACGAAAACAAATTGAATATCAAATCAAATGGCTAGCTGCTAGACGCCTGGAATTTTTCAAAGATAAGGAATGTGTTGTGTGTGGTTCAACTGAAAAGTTAGAGCTAGACCATATTGATGAGAAACAAAAGGTTTCACATCGCATTTGGTCTTGGACTCTTGCTCGAAGGTTGGACGAGTTAGCCAAATGCCAAGTTTTATGTGAAAAATGCCACCAAGAAAAAACCACAAAATATCATAAACTTTTGTTTACCAAACCACTTGTGCATGGCACCTACAATGCTTATAGGCATAAAGGTTGTCGTTGTGAAAAATGTAAACGCGCTTATTCTCCGCTTAGAATAGAACAATATCTCCGCACTGGAAATTAATGTCAGTACGTCCCGCGTTTTGCACCCACTGCCCCATATCCCACGTAACCTCGGGCTACACACCGCTTCACATCCCCAAGACCCCGAACAACATCCTACTGGTGTCTGAGATTGGTGGGGATCTGAACGGCCCGTCTGGGTCCTGGATGAACAACCTCCTGGCCCGCGCCGGGATCAAACGCACCGAAACAGCCACCGTGTCTTGTGTGGGCTGCACCCCTCCCGATAACCTCTGGCCCACCGACCGAAAGTGGAAGGCCACCCCCCGCTCAGACGCTTACTCTGCCGTCGCGTACTGTCGTGAACACCACCTGTTACCTGCTGTGGCCGAGGCCGCCCCGGACAAGATTATAACCCTGGGGGATGCGGCTCTGGAGGCCCTTACTCCCCGCAAGGCCATTATGGTGTGGAGGGGCAGCCCCCTCCCCCTCCGTGGCGACATGTCCCGTACCCGCGTCATCCCCACCCTCCACCCCAAACAACTTATGAAGGACGCCAAGATGGTGTCCTGTGTGATTACGGACCTACGTAAATCCCTCACCCCTCCCCCCGAGAACTACAACCTCTATGCTACGTCGAGTGACCTGGAACACTTTACTTCTACTGTTTTTAGTTTCGATTTTGAATGGGATGCCAATAGCGAAATTACGATTAACGGTGTTGGTGACCGGTTCTATCATTGTCTTACTGCTGATTGGAAACCTTACCTCCCGCAATGGCAGGCGATTTTTGAGCGGGCCACCGACCTAATCGGGCATAACATCATATCGGCAGATACCAAGTATCTGGATAAGATGGGGTGGGATATCCGGGCCCGTATGCATGACACGATGTTGAAACAACATTTGGTCCAGCCCGATTTCAAACACGCCCTCGGTGTAGTTGCTTCCATTTTCACCAACAAAGTGTTCTGGAAAGGTAAAGGGAAGGAACAGGAGGATGAAGATGGGAATGTGGTCGAGACCAAGTACCAGTGGCGGACGTGGGACCAGCCCGACGCTATCCCCCGTGATTTGGGGGGCTATGGTGGGTGTGTGTCTGCTGATGAAGCCTACCGACTTTACAACGCTAGGGACGTGGATGGTACGTTTCAGTGTAATGAGCACTTGGATCAGTTACTACGACAGTATAATTTGGTGGAACTATACTGGAATGTTTCCGTACCCATTGCTTACATCTGCCGTGATATCTCTGACCGTGGGGTACGGATTAGTCAAGAAAAGGTTCGGGAGATAAGAGAGAGGTTAGGACAGGAAATTGAAACCCTTGAGAGCACACTACCAGAGGGCTTGGCACCGTACGATCTGCCGATTACAAAATCTGTACCCGCGCCACCAGATACGTATAAAGCAAAGAGTGTTAAATGTCGTGGAAGCAAAGCTACTGGTGGAAAGCATGATCCAGTTGAGATTACCTTTGAACGACCTGGACCTGGAATACAATGCCCTCATTGCGGATTGGAAAAGGCTTGCCCGAAACTATCTGTCGTTAAAAAAGTTAAGGTTCCTGGTGTAAAGCGTGTGCGCCCGTGGGCCAGTAGCCCCCAGGTAATGAAGTATGCGAAGGAACAAAAGTTAAAGATATATGTTAATCGAAAGAGAGGGACGGCGGCAGCGGATGTTAATGCACGCAAAGCGTGGGGACGCACCAATCCTGAATTCCACATCCTCGATACGATTAAGGATAAGTCTACCCTCCGCAACACATTCGCTAAAGAGGCCATGGCGTTTGTTGAGCGACTTTACTTCCGCCTCAATCCGACAGGCACTAATGAAGGGAGAATGTCGAGTGCAGGCCGCACAAAAGGTTTGGACCCTAACATTCAAAACCAGCCCAAGGAAATCCGTGTAATCTATGTACCCGACCGTTCAGATTACTGTTGGGGAGAATTGGATTTTGCTTCGGGTGAAAATTTTCTCACTGCTCATATTGCTAACGATCAGTCGCGTTTGGCCCGCCTCCGCCAACCCGGATACAGTGAGCACTTGGAGTTGGCCAAAACCATCTTCAATGTCCCGGACCTAACCAAATCCCCACACCAGCGCGTGGTGGTAAGGAGGGAGGTGTGGAAACGGGGAGTGTGTTCGGTGGTGGAGATTGTTACCACTGGCGAAGCCCTGTACGGCACCGGCAAGGTCATCAACCACGGTGGGAACTACGGCATGACCTGGGTGAAACTCCAGGAAGAGTTAGAAGCTAACGGATTCTTTTTTGATGAAGCCGAGTGCAAGGCGTTTATTGCCGCCCGCAAAGCACTCAACCCCGATACCGCCCGCTGGCAGGACGAAACCATTGAACGTGCGCGTAAGGATGGCTACCTACGAAACGCATTCGGACGTATGAGATGGTTTAGCACCAGGGATGTGGCTACCCAAAGCCTTGCATTCCTGCCTGCCAGCACGCTTGCGGATATTATCATCCGCTGTATGATTGCACACTACCCAACGCGATTTGCAAAAGAGTGTAACGCGCTTGGGTTGCAGGTTACGGGGGACCTACTCCCTAACTGGTGCATTGCAATACAAGTACACGACTCGTTAGTGAACCATGGCCCACACTGCACGGCCCTGGGTCAGATGGCCCGTACTGCCGCGATTATGCGCCAGCCCTGGGCAGAGTTGGGTGGTTTTAGTCTGGATGTTGAATGTAAGATAGGTGCCCCAGGCGCGTCTTGGGGGGAATTGGAGAAAGTAAAACTGTGAGTGATACAGCTTTGTTAGCACGAGTGGAAGAGTTGGAGTATGTGTTGGAACAGATTATGGTGGAGACCGAACCACATCTGACCCGCGACACATACACGATTGAGGATGTGGACGGGAACCCGGTGGGAGTGTGTGAGAGTTTGGCCAAGGCGTTGGACCAAGCAGCCGAGGTCCTGTACCGTGACTCCGATAACGATGAAGAATAAAAAGTGTGCGAAATGCAAACACGCGGCCACGCTTGCGATTGTTTCGGGGGTTACGGGCGATTACGGGGGTTTGGTCCATGTATGTAAAGACTGTTACAACGGCTGGTATCAGCTAAAAGATAAGGTGGTACTGGATCTTTTTGAAAAATACATTTCCAATACATACACTCCCCCGCGACAGCATTCTACACCACTGGCTGGACGGGCGAAGCGTACTTGAGACACCCATAGCGTTTGATTTGTTCCCGGCCATGGCGGCCATTGGGGCAATGCTGAAGAGGACGTGTTGGGTGGATCAGGAGGAGTTTAAGATATATCCAAACATGTCCGTGCTGTTGGTGGGGCCGTCTGGGATCGGAAAGGACACAGCGATTGATGGGGCCGAGTGGATTATACAACAGGTTGGTGGCCCGGTTCGGGTCATTGGTGGCAAGACTCCAGAGACGATTACGGATGTCATGCAGAGGATTGGGGACCCAGCCGCCGCGCTCATCCCTGCGGGCGAACTATCCGAGTTCTTTGGCAGTAAAGATTACCAACAAGATATGGTGGGAGTTATAACCGACCTGCTGTCCACCAAAGACTATAAGGATATTAGCCTGAAGAGCCGTCCTAACATTCGTATTATGAAACCCACCCTCACTATGTTGGGTGGGAGTACACGGGACTGGTTACACAAGGCTATGCCAGAGGAGGCGATGTCTGGGGGGTTTTACCCCCGATTCTTAATCATATGTGAAGAACAACCCAAACACAAAGTGGCTTGGATTAAATACAGTTTGACCGAGGAACAAAAGGCCAGAGCCGAGGGCACAAAGGAAAAGTTCCTGAAGGGTGTACACACCATTTTGCGGGATTTTTGTGCAATCGGAGAAATGGTCCCCCGCGAGGGAGCGAAGGAAGCGTATGAAAAGTTTTACGATGTTCGGACAAAGTTCTTTTCCCCGGTGGCTGCTGCATATGCTCACCGGTGTCGTGACACTACTCTGCGTCTTGCTATGCTGTGTGCTATTTCTCGCTTCCATAATTATCTCGATCGTTCTGATTTTGAATTCAGCACATCTGTTATTGAATATGTTGGTTCTCGGATTGACACAGCTTTAGCCCCACCCACTGCACACGCCCGACTGGAACAGGACCTATACAAACTGTTGCCTGCCAAAAAGTCAGTGCTGTGGAAACAGCTAAGTAAAAAGTATGATCCGTTTTTGATCCAGAAATCCCTACAGTTTTTGCTGGAGGGCGAACTGGTGAAGTACAAAGACACGATGTATTATCGTGTGGCAGATTAAGGAGTGTGATTGGTACTAAAGAAAACTTACAAAAAGTTTGTGGCTGGTTTTGATATCCACGGGGATAAACAAGACGTAGCCGCAAACAAAGCATTCTTTAAGTTTGTGGATTTGTGGAAACCTGAAATCCGGGTGTGTGGCGGGGACCTGTATGATTTCCGCCCGCTCCGCAAAAAGGCAGACGCAGAGGAGAGGCGGGATAGTTTGCAGGCGGATTTTGAAGCTGGCACACAATGGTTAGAACATCTGCAACCGAATTACTTTTTGCTGGGCAACCATGATGTACGGTTGTGGGATTTGGCCGAGACGGCTAACGGGCCCGCCGCAGACTACGCCCAGCAAGGGGTGAAGGAGATTCTAAAAATTGCCAGCAAAATGAAGTGTAAGGTACTCCCGTATGATCGGAAAGAAGGGATTGTGCAGTTAGGGCACTTGAAAATTATCCATGGGTTTACCACCGGAATTAACGCGGCCCGCCGTACTGCTCAGTGTTATGGTTCTGTACTCATGGGCCATGGACACGGTATTCAGCACGTCTCTATCGAAGGGCTGGAGAACCGTATTGGCCGTATGTGTGGGTGCCTATGTCAGTTGGACATGGATTATGTTCGGGCTAATATGGGGTCACTAGTGTGGAGACATGGGTGGGCCTACGGAGTAATTAATGAATTGACTGGCGATTATCAGGTGTGGCAAGCCGAGGAGATTAACGGGAATTGGTTGCTACCAACGGGATTGGAGATATTGTGATTTGGGATAAACTACAAAACGCACTTCCTGGTGAAGTACCCACTGTACGGGCGGTTCTTGCTAAACAACATCGACGGTTTAGTGCAAAGGAGATTGACACGATTAGGACAAGGTATAAAAAAGGTGCTACGTTTCAACGAATCTCACAAGATTACAAAGTGTCGTTGCATACAATTTATAATATTGTGAGGGGTATTGGAAGATATGCCTGACCTTGTAAACCACCCGGCCCACTACAACAAAGCTGGGCTAGAAGTGATAGACGTTATCGAGGCGTACGAGTTACCGTACCGCCTCGGTAATGTGGTTAAGTATGTGCTGCGCTGTGCATACAAAGGCCACAGAGATCAGGACCTACGAAAAGCGTTGTGGTATTTACAGAGGGAGATTAACAAGACTTGCAAAAGCTAGACAAACTTTTAACATACCTTGGACAAACTGTAATCGAGGAGGAGATTGGAGTGAGTGTTGCCAAGGCCATTGGCCTCCCGATTGCAAAACGCTGTAACGAGGTTCACATCAAATACAAAATTCATGATGGGTTTACATACACCTCGGGTGAGGGTTTGAGCACAAGTCACTATAGCTACTACCCTGGGTTAGGTGGAGTAGTCCCCCAAGAATGTGAGCGTGCTGTAAGCAAGCGATTGTACGACTTGGTTTTTGCAAAAGCAAAGGCCAAGAGTAGGGGGGAAGAAATAGATAGATTGGCACAGAAACGATTGGATCAAATTTTAGCATGAGACAAAGCACGATTGACGCATACACGAATTCACAGGAGAACTTTAACACCACCCATGCAAACGCCTGGGCTATGGCGTTTCGGGCCTCCAAGCGCA